ACAGAGCTTATTACGATATATGTAATGCAGAAGATAAATGGAATTTTTTAGCTGTAGGAGACCCACTTAATGATTACTATGGTAATGCAGTTATAGAAACAGCTGCAGGAACAAGATGGTATGATTTACAATCAGCACAAACAATTTTAAATCAATATAGTTTTATAGACTATGATAATATAGTTATAACAGAAGAAGGAGTAACAGGTAAAACAGCTCCTTTTGAAATATTTAAACTACAACCAATGTCATTATCTAACTGGCAAAGATTGTATGGAGTACAAGAAGCAAAAGATAAAAGTGATACTCAATCTTATGGAATACCAAGAAGAGTTATAAGAGCACCTGCAAATGATAAAATAGGTTTTTCTCCAATACCAGATGGTGTATATAAAGTATATTTTTATGCTTATGCACAACCAACAGAATTAACAGCCCACGGAGATACAGTAGTATTTCCAAAACAATATACATCAGTGTTATTAGCAAGAGCTAGATACTATGTACATCAATTTAAAGATAATATGTCACAAGCACAGTTATCTGAAGTAGAGTTTCAAAAAGGATTAAGGACAATGAGAGAACAACTTCTAGAACCATTCCCAGTTTCGATGGATGATAGAAGAAGTGTATATGTCTGATAAAAAAAAGATACACGTAAAATTACCACCAAGTTGGGTAAAGGTAAATAAAAAAGAAGTAATTAAAAAGTTTTTTAAAGTATGGCAGAACAAGGTATTTCGATAAACTGTGAAGGCGGATTAGATTTAGTATCTAGTACTTCTTTATTATTTAGAACACCAGGAGTGGCACAAAGATTAAATAACTTTGAATCTTCTATTCACGGTGGCTATAGAAGAATAAGTGGGTTTTCAAAGTTTGGAAGTTCACAAGTTAGTAGTAGTAGTCAACTAGAAGGAATCTTTAGATACGCAAAAGGTGTAGTAGCTTGTGCATCTAGTAATATATTTTATAGTGCAGACGGTAATAGTTGGACACAAGTAAATAAAGATACCTATCAAGCTAAAACAGGAACGGTTGCAGTTACTTCAGGTTCTGCAACAATAACAGGAACTACTACAGCTTTTACATCAGATTTTGCAGTTGGTGATGATATATTAATTAATGGTGAACAATTTTTAGTATTAAGTATAGCAAGTAATACTTCAATGACAGCAGATGGAAACTTTGAGTCAAGTGCATCTAGTCAAGTTATAAAGAAAAATGGTGCTACTATTACACAGTTAAATAGTGCAAGTGCAGTATCAAGAGGTTCTCAAAGTCTTTGTGAATTTACAGTATACGAAAGTAATAAACAATACGGTAAACTTTATATAGCAGATGGTGAAAATAAAATTGCTGAGTTAGTAATAGAAATTACAAGTGCAGGAGTACATACTTATTCATTTAAAGAATTAAATAGGTCAGCTCCTACAAACCCATCGTTAGTAACTATATTTGGAGAAAGATTAATTGTTGCAGGTCAATCAAGTAATCCACAACAAGTTGCATATAGTTCAAGACTAACACCAGAAAATTTTACAGGTGCTTCATCAGGAACTGTAGATGTCGGAGACCAGATAGTAGGCATAAAATCTTTTCGTAATAAACTAATTGTATTTTGTAAAAATAGTATTTATCAATTATCAAACTTAGATAGTACAGCAGTTTTATCTTCAGTAACTAAAAACATTGGTTGTGTAAGTGGTAAGACTATTCAAGAGATTGGTGGAGATTTAATATTTTTAGCTCCAGATGGATTAAGAACTATTGCAGGTACAGCTCGTATTGATGATATCGAGTTAGGTTCTATTAGTAGAAAAATATTACCTGTATTTAGAGATGATGTTTTTCCAAACTTATCTACCATAACTTTTTCAAGTATGGTTATAAGAGAAAAAAGTCAGTATAGATTATTTTATTTTAAAAATGGTACGGCTGACTTACAACAAAAAGGTGTTTTAGGAACATTTAAAATATCATCACAAGGTGTTCCTTTATATGAGTGGAGTCAAACAACAGGTATTCCTGCTCGTGTAACACACTCAGGTTTTGATGAAAATGATAACGAAGTTCACTATCATGCAACTACAGACGGTAGAGTTTATAATCACGATACTGGAACTAGCTTTGATGGTAGTAATATACAATGTGAATATAAAACACCAGATTTAGATTATGGAGATTCTGGTGTTCGTAAAACTTTATACTATATTAAAACAAGTATTCGTGCAGAAGGTTCTAATGATAATTTAAAAGTTTTATGTAGATATGATTTTGATGATAACAATGTTCCACAACCAACTGAATTAGCAATTGGTTCACTAGCAAGTCCAGCAGTATTTGGTACAGCAGTTTTTGCATCAGCGGTTTTTGGACAAACACTTTATCCACAACAAAAAACAAATTTAACAGGTAGTGGATTTACAAATAATTTTAGACTATCCAGTAGTGGGACAGGTTCTTCATACACTGTTTCAGGATTTTACGTAGACTATATTCCAGGAGGAAGGATTTAAATATGGCGGCATACACTAGACAGAGTTCATTTTCAGATGGAGATACTATTAGTGCATCATTGTTTAACAATGAGTATGATGCATTAGCAGCAGCATTTGTTAACACAAGTGGACACAAACACGACGGTACAACTGGTGAAGGTCCAGTTATAGGTCTTATTGGTGATGCTAGTGTAGCAGTTCCTCTTAATAAAATTTTAGTTGATTCAACTAATGACCACCTTGAATTTTATGTAGATGTTTCTTCGTCTGCAGTTCAACAACTTTATATTGCTGATGGTTTAATTGCTCCTGTTACAGATAGTGATGTTGACCTTGGTACATCTTCTCTTTATTTTAAAAACGCATACATTGATGCTATTACTACTACAGGTAATGTAGCAGTAGGTGGTGATTTAACTGTTACTGGAAATACAACTTTTAATGGCGGTACACAAACTTTAGGAGACGCTGCTACAGATAATGTAGTTTTTGGTGCAGATGTTAATTCTAGTATTATACCTAATACTGATAATAATTTTGATTTAGGTTCAACTTCTCAAGAGTGGAAAGATATTTATATTGATGGTGTTGCATACTTAGATGAGATTAATTTTAATGGAACAGCTATTACATCTACAGCTGCAGAACTTAATATACTTGATGGTGTAACAGCTTCAGCTTCAGAATTAAATTATAGTGATACAGGAGCTGCTGTTGGAACAGTAGTTGCTAGTAAAGTTGTAACAGTAGATACTAATAAAGATGCTTCATCTTTTAGAAATGTAACTTTAACTGGAGAACTTTCTGCAGCAACTTTAGATATTTCTAGTGATGTTGACATAGATGGAATAACTAATTTAGATAATACAGATATAGATGGAACATTAGTAGTTGATGGCTCAAACATTTCATTAGATAGTACATCTACTTTAAACATAGATAATTCTAATACATCTAATGGTATTACTATTGGAACAGCTACATCAGGAGTTCCAATATCTATAGGACATTCAACTTCTGAAACAACAGTAAATGATAATTTAACAGTAACAGGAGATTTAACTGTAAGTGGTACAACAACAACTGTATCTTCTACAACTGTTGCTATAGCAGACTCATTATTAAAACTTGCAAAAGACCAAGGTACTAGTGCAGATGCTGTAGACTTTGGATTCTATGGTCAATACGGAGTAGGTGGTACTGCTAAGTATGCAGGTGTATTCAGAGACCAAAGTACTTCAGGCGACCCATTTACATTTTTTGATGACTTACAAGCAGAACCAGGAACTACTGTTAATACTGGTGGAACTGGTTATGACTTAGCTGACATTGCAGCAGGTGGAGCTACCTTTGCAGATAGTGTTGTAATTACTGGAGACCTTACAGTATCTGGTGATGATATTACTATGGGTACAAATACTGCTGGTCATGTTATGGTTGCAGATGGTTCTAACTTTAATCCAGTAGCAATATCTGGTGATGTTACAATAGCATCTTCAGGTGCTGTAACGATTGCAAGTGGTGCAGTAGAAACTGCCATGGTTAATGCTAATGTTGTTAGTGGTCAAACTGCAATTACTTCGTCAGATGTAGATTCTTCTAATGATACTTTATTACTACATGATAATAATGCAAGTGCACTTAAAAAAGTAACTGTTGCTAGTATTATTTCTAGTGCAGGCGGATTAACAGATGTTGTAGCTGATACAACTCCACAACTTGGTGGTAATCTTGATACTAATTCTCATAATATACTTATTGATGATGCACACTTTATTGGAGATGAAAGTGGTAATGAACAAATAATATTCCAAACAACTGCTTCTGCTGTTAATCAAATTGATATAACAAATGCTGCAACAAGTAATTCACCTGAAATATCTGCAACAGGTGATGATACAAACATTAGTTTAAAACTAACACCTAAAGGTTCAGGACAAATTTTACTTGATGGTAATGTAGGTATTGAGTCTGGTACTATTGATTTAAAAAACTCAGGTTCAAGGTCTAAAATTAATTTTTACTGTGAGTCAGGTAATGCTCATGCACAAGCACTTCAAGCTGCTCCTCACTCAGCAAGTGCATCTAATACTTTAACACTACCAAGTACAGGTGGTAATGTTGATTTAGTTTCAACAGCTTCAACTGCTACACTTACAAACAAATCAATAGATTCTGATAATAACACTATCACAAACATTGTAAACGCAGATATTAAATCAAGCGCTGCAATTGCAGACAGTAAACTAGCAACGATAAGCACAGCAGGTAAAGTTGATATTGGTGCGTTAGAAATAGATGGTGCATCTGAGATGGGTGCAGCTTTGGCTGATGCAGATTTATTAATTGTAGATGATGGAGCTGGCGGTACAGAAAAATCTATGTTGGCATCTAGAATACCAACTTATGTATTTAGTAAAGTAAGTGGTGATGCAACTGTAGCATCTAATGGTGCTTTAACTATTGCAGCTCAAGCTGTAGAAAATTCTATGTTGGCAGATGATGCTGTAGGAGCAGATGAGTTAGCTGCAAATGCTGTAGTTAATGCTAGTATAGCTTCAGGTGCTGCTATTGCATTTAGTAAGATGGAAAATCTTACAGCATCAAGAGCATTAGTATCAGATGGTAGTGGTGATGTATCAGCAGCAACTACAACTTCAACAGAGATTGGTTATGTTAATGGTGTAACATCAGCAATACAAGACCAGTTAGATACTAAAGCTACAGCAGGATTCGCAGTAGCGATGGCGATTGCCCTTTAAAAAAAGGGTTGACAAATATTAATAAATATGGTATAATATAATAACTAAGGAGTAAACACAATGGCACAGGATTTTGAAAGAGTTTTAAAGCAAAACATAGGTACATCTGCTACTGAAGTAAGAGCAGCAGCTAATAGTGACGATGCTATTATTGGTATGCGTTTTGCTAATAAAACAGGTTCGTCTGTAACTGTTGATGCTACTGTTAAAAACTCATCAACTAGCTATTACTTAATTAAAGATGCTCCTGTACCAGCAGGTGGTTCTTTAGAATTAATTGATGGTGGCTCAAAAGTAGTATTACAATCAGGAGACTCAGTAGAAGCTCTTAGTAATACAGCTAGTGCAGTTGATGTAATTTTATCAGTTGTTGATTCAATTAGTACATAATTTAAGGAGATTACATAATATGGTAGCAACAATTAACACACCAGCTTTTGCAGTGACAAAGTCTGCAGACCAAACTATTTCTGATGTTACATTAACAACACTTACTTTTGACGTAGAGGACTTTGATACAGATGCTGCGTTTGGAAGTAATGTTTTTACATGTCCTGCTGATAAGCCAGGTATATATTTTTTTCAATCTGAAATATTTGGTAGTTCAAGTAGTGACATAGGTTCAATAAATTTAGAACTTTACAAAACTCCAAGCGGTGGTTCTGCAGCTTCTGCTGCATCTACTGAAACTTATGGTCACAGTACAGGAAGTCCAAGGTCTTACATGTCAAGAATAACTCATCTAGAATCTATGGCAGCTGGAGATACTATGGAAGTTAAAATTTATTCTGACATTGCAAGTGATGGAACTTTGCTTGTAAACCAAAGTAATCAAAACACAGATAACAGAACAAGGTTTGCTGGATTTAGGGTAGCAGGATTATGAGTTATATAGGACAACAATTACCCGCTGATGTTTTTGGAGCATATACAGTAGATACATTTACTGGTAATGGTAGTGCAACAACATTTACTTTATCAGAAGCACCTACCAATGAGAATGCTTTAATAGTTGTCGTTGACAACGTGATACAACAACCAACAACAAACTTTACAGTATCAGGCACTACATTAACAATAGTAGGCACAGCAATACTATCTGGTATTAAAGGTTATGCAATTCATACACAAGGAAAAATTCCAATAGGAACTGCATCAGCAGTAGATGTCAATGGATTATCTGATGGTATTATTCTCGATGCAGATGCCGATACAACAATAAGCGCAGACACTGATGACCAGATAGATTTTAAAGCAGGTGGGACAGATATCATGTCACTCACTGCAACGACTGCTACATTTAATGATGGTGTTGAAATTACAACTGCTGATAACACAGATACACTTACATTAACATCAA